ATGCCTCAACAAATTTAACAATCGAACCTGTAGATGCAACGCCAACCGGGAAGTCAAACGTCTTACCGTTGGCTGTCACGGTTTGAGTGCCCGTAGAGCCACGGAACTCAAGCCCAATGGTTGCGGCACTTAATGTCATGCCAGCACTGAACGTTAAGTTACCAAAGATGCCAACTGTGGCTCCGGGATTCAGCGTATAAGTTCCAGCAAAACCCGTGAAATCTAAGTCACGAGCGCCACGAGCGTTTCCCGTGGTTGTCACAATGTCTGTGCCAGCAAGAACGTAAAAGTCAAAAGCAGTAGCCTCAGTCACACTAGCCACAAGGCCAAGAGTGCGAGTGCCAACTGCACCCGTATAATTCAACTCAATACGCCGAGAACCCGATACTGTCAAATTAACGGCAGACAGACTAAGCACGCTCGTGTTGTTTCCAGTTAAGACAATCTTTCCTGTACCAAAAGCCAGTGTTCGAGTGGTGTTGACGTTGGAGCTGAAAAGCCCGCAGGTAAATGTGTTGCCGTTTAAATTTAAACTCCCGTTGGTGAGTGTCAACGCCCTATTCGATGCGACGGTAACCGAATCTTGGAGCGTCCACTCGCCACCGACGCCGTTAAACACATGACTGTTCTGGAAAAGAAATCCATTCGTTGTGATGGTGTTTCCTGTTGTAGTTGACACAAACACTAAACCAACGCTCGACCCCCAAACTACACCAGCGGCAGCGTGAGTTAGATTTCCTGAAATTCTAACTGTACTGTTTGTATTAGAAAATGTCAGCGTTCCGGTTGCTGGCCCTGCTACATTCAAGCTACGGCAAAGCATGCTTGTCGTATCGCTGGGTGTTGTAACAATGTACCCGACTGCGCTTGACAATAAGTCGAAGTACACATCATCGTTAATGGTGGGAACAGAAAATCCGCCAGCACCGCCGGATGTGTCTGACCAATTCGCCGTGTTTGCAGAGTTCCACGTACCTGCGCCGCCTACCCAATAACGATCAGCCATTTAAACTTTCCCTTACTGGTTCCGTGATGACTCGACCGTCAGCATCGGTCCCGGTTCGTGTTACCGACATCGGTGTATTTAATCCTGTCTAAATTGTACTATTGAACACATATACCACCAGCGCAAATTACATCCGATACTGGTGTAAAAATTATGCTGTGTTATCACTGCGAGATATTTCTCGCCATGTTGTGCCCATAAACATCAACGTGATAGTGTCATCAACATGCGTCAAAGTAAAATCTCCAGCCAGCCGAAGATTTCCGACGCCATCTTTCAAAACCACATCATTGCTATTGCTTGCCGCAACAAGAGTCAGCACTCGTCCGTTGTAGCCACCATCAATTGTGCTTAAATCGTCCGAGGCCGCGCCTCCTTCAGTTGCAACTGTATGAACATCATTCCACACTGTAATTGCATCACTCGCAATTGTTAGCGAAGGCGGATTCGTCAATGTGTAGTAATTGCGAGCCGATGTTATAAAATTGCTCGCTGCCACACTGGAGAACGGGACCGGACATGATACAAACGCATTGTCGGTAATAAACGATGCTTTTGTCTGCCCACCGAAACGCACGGCGGAAGATGTCACGTTTTCAAATCTATTATTGGCAATCGTAAATCCCGCAATTCCAACCGCGCCGCTTGTCGAGGCGACAATTCCATAAAGAGGAATATTTTTAAATACGTTTCCAGTAATTGAGGCACTTAAAGCGGTGAAATTGTCATCAAAAACTGAGAGCCCACTGTTTGCCAAAACAGTGTCTACTAGGTTGCCAGAAAAAATAAATTCCCCGGTCACATCTGCAACCCTAATTGCTATGTCGCCGCTATTAAAGGAGATGTTATTGGAAAACACAACATTATGGTAACCCTGAATGTTGTAGTTATAGATGGCGCTGTTTCGACAGATGTTCCCGGTAATACTGGCTTCTTTTAAGTAGCCCGGAGCCAATGTATCACCAATCAAATTAAATCCAATCCCATCAGCGTCCCTCACGACGTTATTTGCGCAAACAAAGCCGCTACCGATTGTTACATCGTCAGACGTTCCGCTCATTGTTATTCCGTGCGCGTCATACACGCCATCAGTTACTGTTTCGTCTACAATGTTTCCAGACACAACGCACGAATTAATATTCGCCTTAGTGGATATTCCTCTCCCATAAGCGCGCACTATTCTGTTGCCAGTAACGACTACCCGTCCTGCGCCGGCGTATACCTCAATCGCGCCAAGTCGATTGGATGCGCATCGCCCGACATCAGTAAAAAAGTTGTTAGATATGATGAGTGATGTTGAGTTTGGTGTGCCTATTAGCACAGTTGCAATGCCGCAGATGCCTGCCGCTACGGGGCTTCTTTGAAGATCGAATTGATTGGCATCAATCAAACATTGAGACGCGCCGCCCAAAGAAATATACCTTGGCGCGAAAGCGGCGGTTCCTTCTTGACCGCCAAAAAAGCGGGAGTTAGCCACGGTTACGTAAGATAGTTCGGTGGCCACCGTACTAGAATCGACTCGGATAGCCGCAAATTCTTGGTTTTTAAATTCACAATTCAAAATGTTTATTTTTGATTGCGTGCCGCTGCAATAAATAATATTTGCGCTTTGTAATGCTGTTTGATTTTGCCAATTTCCGTCAAAAACCACATTTTCAAATTGCCAGCTTGAATTAGCGGTTGATCCAGAAAACATGCTTCCAGCAGTTGCATTCTTCTTTTTAATTGTTGCATCATTCGCATATAAAAATACCGTCGAAGGCAGTGTAATATTTGAAATTAAATAAATTCCATTTGGGAAAAATAACGCAGATTCCGTATTAATCGCAGCCTGAATTGCCGCCGTATCATCCGTTACCCCATCCCCAACAGCACCAAAATCTTTAACGCTAACAGTCTGGCGTAACTTAGCCTGAACAGTCGTGGCAACCGCTCCTGTGCCAGCAGGGTCATACTGAACCGCAGATGCGTTGGTGGCAATACCGGTTCCGTTGATTCCGGTAATGTTGTCCCAAGTTCCCAACGTAACATCAGCGCTGGTCATCAACACAAATTTATAACTGGCACCGGCAGTTAGCCAAATTTCTCCACCCGGAACACGACCAGCCGAATCCAAAATAATCGGATTAGTGTGCGCAACATTTCCGGCAGACGTTGTATAAGTTGTCTGCGGAGTCGTTGTGCCAGCTTGATACGACCACAGTTTTCCACCAGATAACGTATTACCAACGTTGTCAAAAAACTGTTGCCCTGCTCCTGCAAGTGCGGAAAGATTGACCGTCATTTAAATTTCCTATGCTAAAAACTTTAATTTGTAAAGAGTGGACAGATAAAGTCCAACGATCTCATCAATAATGTTTTGAAGCGGGGTATCGGTTTTTTCACAAACATCAAACCGCATCTTCTCGATATCGGCCATTGAATCTTCAAGAAACTCGACAATGTTGGTTGTTTTTTTAGCCGACATCAAGCTAATCGGACCAATTAAACCATGACGACCTTGGTATGCTTCAGCAAACTTATCAGCTAAATCCACAATTTCATCATAAAACGAATTTAGAGCAGAATGTTTAGCAAAACTGCGGGTGTTTAGATGAACGGAATGCGCGACATCCCGTGCCAGAAACAACGTGCCCACGAAATCAGCGCATTTCATTCATCTCTCCTTGCTCGGGCATTCCACCCATCTGTCCCATTGATTCCATTTGCGGAGTTTCACGCATTTCGGGCGCACTTGCAATTAAATCACCCGTGTCAACAGCGGCTGCGATTGTACCCATCACAATATCTTGAATCTGTTCGGGCGTCATGCTGGCCTGCACTGCACTAATGCGCTGTGTTTCAGCCTGATACGCTTTAACCTCTGCCTCATATTCCTTGATGTCCAGATCACGGGCTTCCATGCTCTTGTTGACGTTCTGAAGCATCTGGAACATGTTCTGCATTTCAGCTTGCATTGCTTGCATTTGTTGATTTGCAGCAACCAAAGCCGGATTATCTTCGTCGGCTAGAACTTTGGGGTCAAGGGTTTTCTGGAACCGTTTGGCAAGGTCTTGCGCGCCGGGCCAGTCCATGTTCTTGACAAACAAATCGCCAGCCACTTGCCATAGTTGCGGATTACCTTGCAACAGTTGAGCCATTGATTCCAATGCTTCTTGACGCTTGGTTGCGTAACCGGGACCAGTAATAACGCGCACGTCGTATTTACCGACTGACGGGTTATAAATTTTGTCAATGACGACACCTTCTTGATTCACGATCTTCTTGACCGGTTCCTCTTGCATCGGGTTCATCTTGACGGTTGACGGTTCGCCGTCTTCACCAATGATGCGAGCAATGCGTTCGGTGTCGTAAATCTTAGGAATCAAATCCACCAGTTGACGACCAACATGGCGAATAGCGCGGGCCAAATTATCCACATAATGATAAGTTCCTACGTCTCCCTCACGCTGACGCGCAAGGATTGCTTTGCCGGACCGTTCATTACTTGTCATCCCCAAGGATGCATTATATTGACCGGTTGCTGATTTTATATCTTCGGATGCTCCTGCTTTTGCCTGCAACAGCCCACTAGAAGCCATTGGCGGTTGCGCTCGCTGCGGTAACGGTAGAGTATTACCTTGACCATCTGTAACGTCGGGATTAACTTCAAGATACGGCCAATTTTGAGTATTTGCAGTCTTCCACTGTTGCTCATAGCCCTCAAACTGCCCGCCGTATCCGATAAACGGAGCTTTGGGTGCCAATGCCAGCATTTCAGCTTCTTGCGACACCCAGTAGTTGTACATACGTTGCGCGTCTTTAGCATTTCGCACCAGACCGCTCACATATACTCGACCGTCGACTTCAAATTCGTTACCGACTACCCGCACCACAGGAATATACGAGCCTGCCCAATCACGTTCCTCAAGAACCTCGTAGCCATTAATCTTGCACCATTTGACCTTTTTACGATCCGACATGCGGGAACGCAACGGCTTGCCAAACATGGCGCGCAACGATTTATCTTCAGGAGTGCCATTAAAAGCGGTCACATTTCCCGGGTATAGGTTCAGTGTTGCTTTTTCATACTCGATGTAAAAATACTCAGCGATGCGAACAGTGTTCTCACTGATCCACTGACTTATAGACTGATCGCCAACACCCAGTGACATAAGGGTGTTGATCGGAGCCGCGTTGGGATATAGACGCTCGTATTCAACTTTGGTCATGTCCTCTGTGATAAAACACCAACGGGCGTCAGCACCGGTCGGGTCTTGAATCAAAGGGTCCATGTAGACCGAAAAACTATTACGAATGCGTCCAATCTTAATATCTTGATCAAAGGTTTCTTCGTCGCAATACTCGGTCAACAGACGAATATAACCTTCACCGTAAGCAACTTGATTTTCGCACGATGTGTCGTACGCAACATCGGCGTCAGAGATGTATTCAATGTGGCGAATTACACCGTTGTAGACTTCAGCCATGTCTACATCTGACTTATCATCCGCAGGAATTACTTTAATTCCCGGACGATTCATGCGCTGTTCATTGGTGATCTGCTTGACGTGCTGTGGTAATTTGTTAATGGTCAAGCAAGGACGAGCGTTAATAGTCTGACCCTGAACCGCACCACGAGTTTGAAGCACATCAGCGGGCCACTGCCACTGATTATCAGGAGAGCCTGCGTAGAACCGCAGATCGTCAAGTTCACTTTCCCGCGTTTCAGAAAACGCTGAAATCGCCATCGTCATACGTGAGCGGGCGACGGTAAGAATGTCTTCAGAGCCGCCTTTTGACGGATGCGGTCCGTTTTTTGCCACATTTGATGCGGCTACGATTCCGATAGTGTCTTTCATGCGTCAAATACTCCGAGGGTGTGCGCCTCTCGCATTACGAGAAGGTCTTCGCCTTCCCATTGTAAGTCCTGACCGATAGAATCTCCAAATAGCACACGATTGCCCACTTTTACATCCTTGGCGGCAGGACCAGCAGAGACAACTACACCAGTACCAGTTTGCTTTTGTCGCAAAAGAACAAAAAGGTCATGTTTCTCCATATCAGGACGAACAATAAGGCAGTCTTGTGTGGCTTGAAGTCTCATTTTTTACTTTTCATCGGGGATTTTTTAGCGGCCTCGCGCTTGACGCTGTACGCAATGGCAACTGCTTGCTTAATGGGCTTTGTTTTAGCCTCAGCCGCCACGTTTTTTCTGAATGCTTCTTTCGAGGGACTTTTGACAAGTGGCATTATTTGCTCCTATTTTTCTTCGTTGCCATCAAGCACCCATCCAAGATGTTGAAACGGCTCCATTCTGCGCATTACGCCGTTGATTCGTTCGCTCATTGTACTCGCGATGCGCAACAGGAAAAGCAAAAGTTACGGCAATTGCGTCAGCGGCATCTGGTGAAGCTAACCCGCGCGCCTTCATTTCCTTTTTACCTTCCAAGAAGATAGTTCCCGCCGAGTTGGGCTTCTTCATTGGACCGACCAAATCCGCTTTTAAAAGTCTATCCTGCGGCAAACTAGCCGACTTAAGCCAATCACGCAGGGCTCCCCAAATCTCAGCGCGTTTATTGCCCCACATCACAGGGTTCTTGGCTTTCCAACCAAAGTTCACCCCGCGAACTTTATACTTCTGCTCGGTTAGTCTGTCAAGGATGCCATACCCAAGCCCGCCTTCATCAATCACGGTCAAAGCTGGTCGATACTCTTCAATGGCATCAATAACGTGTCCGACTGTAGTCATGGTATCGTCACCACGAAACCGTTTAATGGCAACAATGTCACGCCCTCGACGCACAGCAATTACTGTGCTGTCCATGCCGCCCCGAGCGGGGTCAACCCCCACAATCACAGGCGCAGTCATGTCCTTGTACTGCGGACGCTTCATGGCGTCATCGACGATGTGAGGACTGATAAACTGGTCTTGTCCGCTCTTGGGGAAATCCCCATAAACTTCAACCCGAGCTTCGTCCGAGTCTTCACCGTACTCCGCAATGATCTGCTCGTAAATCGACTTATCAGTACCTTCAACGGTTCTGGCGTCAATTTTTTCAGATTCCCAAAAATCGCGTTTATTACCGTCCACAGCTTCATAAAAATAGCCTGTGTTCCGTCGTCCGTTGGAAAACGCAAACCAATACCTATCGAGAATGTTTTCAGTAAAGAAGCCCGCTGCAACTGACCAAATACCATCGGGGATACCGCTGGCCTCGTCGAAGATCACCATCATGCCGTCCATATTATGGACACCAGCATAAGCATCTGGGTTTTCTTCACTCCACAGCTTCCCCTCGGCACCCCAATATCGAGTACCTTTCTTAAGGTCACGCTCGACCAGTTCGGTCAACCAGTTGGCCGGGTTCAGGCTTGTAGCCGTGGGTTCCCACCAGTGAGCATTGATCGCCATTGTCACCCATTTAGTCAACTCACCCCACGTCACTTTCCGCAACTGGTTCTCACTGTTGGCCGATACGATGACAGAACTACCTATCCGAGTAGTCAGCATCCACAGGATCAGCCAACTAACCAGTGCGGACTTACCAACCCCTCGACCAGACGAAACAGCCCTGCGCAGCGCTTCAATCAGGTCACCCTCGGTCAACTTACCCCGATTCTCCTTGATGAAGTCTCGGATGCGCCGCAGCGTCCTACGCTGCCATGATCTAGGGGCTTTGAAATGCTCAAGTGGGGTGTTCTTCTGCCCCCACGGAAACGCAAACAACACGAACGCTTCAGGATCGTCCTTGATCGCAGGTGACCACAACTGTGACATCAGCAGTTGCTCCTCCTCGGGACTGTATCTCATTTTCTGCAAGTCACTCTCCCTCGTCCGTCAATCTCGGGGTCACATCCACCACTTCAGCTTCAATCACCCTAGCCTGCGCCTGCGCAAGAGCCTCGGTAATCGAGATTGTTCCACCCACTTCAATCTGCCTAGTTTCCCCGTACCGCTTACGATTGTGTGCGCCCATAAGCCACTTTCGCGTATCAATGCGCAACTTGTCTCGGTTAACTGTGTCATTCGATGTTGGATCAATCGCGCCTATCCCATCAGCAATCTCAAGGATCTCCCCGGCCAAGAACTCAGTGCGCATCTCCTGCGCTTCTTTGAACCGTTCATGGCGAATCGGGTCACGTTTAATCCAGCGCAAAAAATCCTCGTACGACACAAGTCGATGGTCGTCTTCGATGAGGGATTGCAGGGATCGGCCCCGGTAAACGTCTTCAATTACCCGCTCGAATATTTGCTCATATTCGACATGGCGAAGGGCTTTGGACTCCGCAGGGAGCCTTGGGGGTTTGGGGTCTGGGCACGACAGCCAGTTTGGAAGAGATTGATCACTGGCGACAACCGTGCCTACAGGCTGAGAGTTTCCTTGCTCCATAGTGCTGTCGATGTTAGCACGGTTGTTAAATTTGTGGAATACAAGGATTGATTGATTACATGACCCCACTGGGTTTTTACTTTTGAAAAAATTTTCAGAATTCTCGTGGTGCTTACGTAGCCGAACCAGCGACCCAGCGGGCCCTACCCCACCCCCATCAACCCCAAGAATCACAAAACCCAGTGAGTCAAAAACCCGATGGGTAGGCGATAAACAGTAGAACCAATGGGTTTGATTAGATTTTGAGTATCTGGGTTCAATGGGTCATTGGAACCCAGTGGACTAGACACAATGGGTTAATAGTCACCCATTGTTCCCGTGCTTTTGGGTCAAACGTGCTCATGTTCCCAATGAAACGGGAGACAGCGACATAAAAGCCTTTCCCGCGCGCGCGAACCCTTGACTCAATACGATTTTTAAACAGTCTTTTAATCCGAGAATCTTTTAATCGCATGCCCTTATCTTCTAGGCTTGTTGTCACCGTTCTGTTAAACTGCGGGAACACAGACACACTGAAGAAAGAAGAAACAATGAGAAACCGACAAGCAATTGAAGATGCCGTTTACGACGCATTCCCCGCGATGGATATGTCCGAAATTGAGCGTATGGATACGGACAAACTCGAATGGCTTTTGGAAGTACGACAAGGGAAACGTAAAGACCCGGTTGCGATAAATGATCAGAAATTAGGACGCCCGCGCAAACAGAAAACCGGCGTAGTTTGGTCAAAAATTGGCGCGGGTTATGAATTGCGCGACGGTGTGTTGGTTTATGTTGAACACTGGCGCACATCGAACGAAGCCGGAGACGCCGTGCGCGAATATGTGACTGCATGCGGAGATCGGGTTAGCTATGACGGGCGCACCGTTGCAGCGTCCCGACTAAAACACTTTTTACAAACTGGCGAATGGGTGAAGCGAGTGCCTGCACCCACTCGATACCGCGCCCGCGTGCGCACCACTGGCGGGCTGATACACATTGGCTACTTTGCAACCCGAGAAGAACGGGACGCAGCCGTTTTTGCTTACAAACTAGGGATTTTTCCCAATGGGTTAAAATAACCCTTGACATTTGAACCCAGTGGGATATACTTCTTCACATGGCAGCACAAAACGTAAAAGTGACATTAAAGGACCCAACACTATGAAAACCCAAACTATCCACACCTCTGGTCGATATTCAGCATGCGTTCATCCCGTCGCTGGATTAATTGTCCAATCTACCAAAAAGAACGGGGGTGTCCGACTTTGCCCCGATCATCCTCAATTCGAGCAATATCTCGAATGCTTCAAAACCGCAATTGATGCCACTGAAGCGGACGCTATCTGCCGTGCTCTGATTAATCAGTAAAGGAACCATTATGCCGATACCAAAGATAAGCGCCTCGAAAATCCCGCTTGAAGGGTGGGTCGCAAATATATGGGTGGAAACATTAAAACAATGGTTCCCCATGTCAGGTTCACCCGTATTTAAAACGCCCGACGCCGCGTTATGGTGGGCAAGTGACGAATTAAAAAGCTGGCCACCTGAAAAGTAAAGGAACCAACACTATGAATAAACACTCGCAAGGGTGGCGCGAATCGAACACGGAACCCGGGCCACCCGTTATCACTCAAATTATCGGAACACTAGCAACGGCGCTTGTTTTGTACTTTTTCTTTTTTGTTCTTTTTTCTCTGTAACCCGTAAAGGATTAATTATGTCAAGTTGGCATCAAGAAAAAGCCGGTATGCCGGTGTTGTATCACGCTACTTTGTGGACGGCATACAATCCTCGGGGGCACCTTTCTGTAATGCGGTTTTTAACGGCCGAAGAATGCATGCGGTATTGCGAGAAAACCGGCGATGTAGCGCTTCCGCCCACTATTGCAAGGGTGAAGCCATGAACCGATATCTGCCCGTCGAAGGATCGGACCTTCATACCATCGAACCCGTAAATAATGTTTTTCGCGTCGCGGGGATTATCAGAAGTCCTCTTCAATTAATCAGCATCACGTGGGAAGTCGATAACCCGACGGGCAGTGGATCGACCGAGTGTGAAGCATGGCGCGGGCAGTACGAACTTGACAGCTTGATCCGCGCGGGCTACCGCGTATTGAAGGTAACCATTGTTTAAATTATCAGAACACTAGCAACGGCACTCGTTTTGTTCTTTTTTCTCTGTAACCCGTAAAGGCTTAATTATGAAGACCCAGCTTATCAATCAAATAGCAGAAAAGATCCGTTCCTTCGGGTACGACGTTTATTTAAGCAATGACAAGCGGCACGGCTTCTATACCGACGGGAAACGGGTCGTTTCTTTTGGTGGACATTGGAACTTTTTCGTCGACTTCTCGGGCAACTATGCACCGACTAAAACATCCGGTACTGGGTGGGGCATCGCAAGAGAACAATCCGACATCACGCAAGAGCAAGCCGAAAAATACATAAAAGCCAATGCGCCACGGTGGACCGGCAACATAGATCCAATTTACATTACCCCCGAGCAACACTTAAAAACCTACGGCAAATCGAGCGGGTACTCAAAATTTGAACCCGCGACGGTTACCGCGTATTGAATATAACCCTTGTTTAAATTATCGAAGGTTTGACTATGATTGACCTGCTTAAACTGAAAGCCGATGAAGCCGAGCGAATCGCATATTCCGAAGGTTTCACAATGGCTGCGGAATTATTCGCGCGAATCGCGAAACTTGAAGCCGAGCGAGAATCACTACTCGATCAGGTGGACGTTTTGCGATACACGGCGGACGATTACAGAGAATTTTTCAATGCGTGCTTCGACCGATTGTCGGATCGGCACTTCTATCCATCGATCGCATCCGATCACGACAAGCAGCAAATTTTCGATGCTATAGAGCGTGGCGAAAAGCGAGAGACGCAGTAAAAAGATATGACTTGGAAAGTAGAAAGTTTTGTATCTGATATGGGCTACCTTGTACAACACATAGTACCTATTGATGACCTATACGAGCATGTCCTCCTGCCGAGTTGCTGGTGCGATCCAACTATTGACGAGGAAGACTTTATTGCTACCCATAACAGCGCAGACCATCGGGAACAATTTGAAACTAACCAAAGGAAAAAGACATGAAAACACTTATTGCAAACATGAAGCACGCGGCACGCAACCATGAAAGCGTTCACATTGGCGGTGGGCTCTTTTCCCCCGAGGAGTTGCTAGACGCAGCAAAACAATTCGAGGCACTTAAAACAGCGGCGCTTGCAGCACTCGAAGAACCATGCGAAGGCGGCGCGCTACTGCGCCAAGCACTGCGAAGGATTGATGAAAAATGATAGCTGCCGCATGCATTGCCCTGCTCGGGCTAATAATCCTCCCAATAATTTCCGATTTTCTAGACTTATGAATAACGCACAAAACCCCGTTTCAAATAGCTTCGCTGCGCGACTGCTTGAGACAATGCACAGACTGAACCTTAATGAGGCACGCGCTGCAGACTACTTCGGAGTTCCCGTGTTCACTCTTCGCAAGTGGTGCAAAGGTCAACGTGAACCGAGTGCCGTGGCGTTTCGCTTACTCGACGTGCTAGGTATGATCGAGGCACTGGCTCCCGCTCTTCATGAATCGTTTTTACCGCCAGTTGAACAACCAACTCCGCGCAAACGGGGTCGGCAAGTAGTGCAGAATTAATCCAAACCGAAAAATCCGATTACGTGGAGACGAGAAGCAATGACCAGAGATGACATTATCCGTATGGCGCGGGAAGCTGGATTCGTTAACCTCTCAGACCAATATTGGGATTGCACCACGGAAGGCATTGGACGTTTCGCCGCCCTCGTTGCAGAAGCCGATAAAAAAGACGCAGATCGTTATAGATGGTTAAGGGATAACAACGCTAGTTTTTCGTGGAACCCGTCGAAATATGACAAAGAAACAATTAGTGGTTTTGCAGCCTTTGGTACTGGCTATATCGGATTTGAGTTTGAAGCTGCGATTGACAAAGCAATGGGGAAGAAGCAATGACCAGAGATGACATTATCCGCATGGCGCGGGAGGCTGGCATACGAGACTGCACATGTAATGCGGCTTTGGGATGCCTTAAACGCTTCGCCGCCCTAGTCGCAGCTGCCGAGCGTGAGGCTCGTAAGAAAATGCGCGATGACATTGAAAAAAAATTCGACGGGCAAGATTTTTTAGCAGCCATCAGAGCAAGGGAGTGAAAAATGATTGACAAAATTTTCGAGCGCATCCTGAAAGAAAAGCAGGACGAAATTGACCTACTGAAAGCCAAAGAGGCGAGTTCAAATAAAGCGTGGGAAAGGCATGTTAAACAGTACGAAGATCTTGTTCAAGCCGCATTCATGGCGCTGGATAACGACTCTCCAGAGTGCCATTTCCACCTAAAGCAGGTTTTAGTTAAACAGGGCTGGTGCACGATGTGCGAATGCAGTCCATGCGAATGTGAGGGGCAATATGACTGACCGAATTTCCGCGTATGCAATGGCACTGCAAAGCGACATCAACACCGAGCGATTTCAGGTTGTCGAAAACGGCAAACTGCAAACCTATTGGATAGGCACAGTCTACGGCGGTGGAGTCGCTACCGATGCCGGGTTCAAATTCAAAACACCAGAGGAAGCATGGGACAACGCTAGTCTGTTCGTTGAGCAGTGTGCCGAGATAGTTAGTGAGAGACTAAACAAGAAAGGGGAGAGATGACTGACCGAGAACTATTAGAGCAGGCGCTCGATGCGCTACATGTGGCTGTGTCGTGGGGCACATGGCTTCGAGGGTTGGAAGCGGTCGAAGCCTTGCGCGAGAGGCTGGCACAGCCGGAGCAGGAGCCGGTGGCGTGGCGATTCAAGGAGACAAAGAACAAGCCGTGGTCTATTTCAGATGACGGGTATTACATTTCCTGCAAACGAACTAGCGGCTACATAATCGAACCACTTTACACCGCCCAACCACAGCGCAAGCAGCTAACTGATGAGGAGATAGCAGATGAGTGGGAGCACGTAACAGGACACAACATCTCTCACGGCGATAGGCAAGAATGCCGTGCCATGTATATATCGCCAGACGAAGTGACTGAATTCGCCAGAGCCGTCATCGCAAAAGCAACAGGGGAAAAAGAATGAACAAACACACGCCGGGACCGTGGCGCATCGGCAATCTAGGGAGTTACGACGCACATACAGACGAACCGTACAGGAATGTATGGGCCGGTGAGGGTGTTGAAGCAACTGTAGTGGCACAAGCAGTTAGAACCGCAGGAGCGATGACAAATAATGTTGACGAAGACGCCCGCCTAATCGCCGCAGCACCTGATCTACTGGCAGCACTGCAGGGACTGCTAAGAGGCATTTTCGACGGTCCAGACGAGGCAAACGCCGCCATGCTCATCGCCAAAGCGCGAGATGCAGTGAATAAGGCCACGGGGGAAAATTGAACATGTACGAATACAAGGCAAAAATTGAGCACGTTGTCGACGGTGACTCAGT